CGTCTTTTGAACGCCCACTCGATCCAAAATTTCAGTGGCCGCTTTAAGTAAGTTTGCCGTACCCAGTTGACCGGGGTCACGTAAAATTCCTGTAATACCAATTGCAGCACGAGGAGCGTTGAGTGCCAGATATTCTTTAGTGAGTTCAAGTACTTCATCTTTTAATGTTTTAATAACCTCTCCAACACTTGTGCTATCGCTGTATCCAGCTAGTCGTTTTGCTTCGTTAAAGTCACCATTGGCTTCGTGAAAGATTACACGTAAGAAAGCTTGTTGTTTTTCTGTGTATTCACGTTGTGTCATTTTTTCATGCTCCTATCACCAAACCACCAAGTAACAGCAGTAGTAGTTAAAAATAGTATCTGATTAGAAATTTCTCTTTTAATGGTAGGATCACCTATAGCTTGAATAAATACATAAGCAGAAAAACCTAGTAGCATAAAAGTTAGTATAGGACGAACAAACCTAAGAATGTTACCAATTACAGAACCACTGTAAGAAGCATCATGTGCATAAGAAGCTGTCTTGATAGAAGCAGCAGCATTTTCTTCTGCAATTGCTCTTTCACTTTCTAGCTCTGCACTACGTGCTTCAATTTGCATTTCTTGAAGCTGTAGCTCTTGAGTGAACTCAAGCTGCATTTTCTTAAGCTTTTGTCTAGTCTCTAAGAACCTACCTGCTTGACCAATGATACTACCAATAATGCCGGTAGCGCCACCAGTAAGAACAGAACCTAAGATTTCAAACATATAATCACCATGTTGCTTCTTTAGGGCGGTTATCTACATGAACAAAAGAGTTATAGTTAATACCTAACCCTTTAAAACCCACAGCTTTAGCTGAGTATATAACCGCTTCTTTATCTTGTTCATGTAAAGAAATATCAAATGCAGTTGAAGGATTGTTTTCTGTTGCCCTATGTTGACTTTGCGGGGCACCTCCTACCCTAGCATTATGTATAGGACACCTACATGCGCTGTTAAGAGTAATAGGTTTACCTAATAAGTCTCTTAAACTTTGTAGTTTAGTTAAGGCTTCTTGTTGTACATACGCAGAGTTACAACCACACTTACAGGCTATCTCTTGCCAAGTAAAAGAGGACGTAGCTTGAGCGGTAGGAAGAACTTCACCTTTAAAAGTAGTGATCATCTAGCTACCTATTACTGTCCAAAAAATAGTAATAACAGCAATAACACTTGATAATGTAGATAACATAATAAGACTTTCTAATCTTTTAATTCTACCAACTAAACTATCTAGTTGCTTTTCCATAGTAGTATATCTAACAGCACATTCACGCTCATGAGCAGCTAGTTCTGCAGCCACAATAGTAGGACTAATATTCTCATTAATTTCCATAACTATGCGCTATCTAAGTTATTTCTTTTTCTTACCCATAACAGAACCACCATACATGTAGTTTGTAGTTCCATACTGTTTTTTCATGCCGCCCATGTTATAAGTAGACTTTGCAGGTTTTAAACCGCCCTTGCCATAAGCAGGCATTTTTTTCTTCATGCCGCCCATATTCATGGCAACACCACGACCCTTAAGAACATCTGCCTTTGTAACTTGACCGTCACCAGTTAGATCAGGAAAGCCACCTTTAGCTAACTTTTTAACAGGTTTCTTTTTCATGATAGTACCTCCTTTGTTCATACTTTTTAATTTTGCTCTATACCTAGTTTCTGTTTGTTCAGGAGAAAGTGCCCGTACTTCAGCACTAGTTAACCCCTTCGGCCCACCTGTTAACAACTCTTGCATCAGTCTAAGTGATGGCGGTTTTTGTTTAGAAAATAATTCTTGACCGGAACCTTCTGGTTTTTTATATTTATAATCAGGACCAGCAAAAGGATTTCGTTTTTTTGCTTCTTTTCTTTTTGCTGAAATTGCTGCATCTTTAAGGGTCATGTTATGTTTTCCCCTTTAATCTTTGTTTATCATTTAGGTAATCTCCTAAAGACTGCCCTTTTAAATCTGACTTAAGAACAGCAGCCATTTTTCTTCCTGTTGCTGGGTCTTTATAAAACAATTGTCCTGCAGCCCTTGCAGCACGTAAAGTAGTTTTAAGTTTACCTTTATCTTTTAAACTTTGACTTAAACTTGCACCTTTTTTAGTCGGAGGTTTAGGTTTAGTTCTAGGCGTAGGCCGAGAAGAAACTGCTGCTTTTGCTGCCGCTCCTGCTGCTCTTGCTTTAGCAAAACCAGAAGTATCTGCGGGAGGTTTTGTGGGTTTAGGTGTAGGTTTATTTTTTATTTGTGATTGAGTCAATGCTGCTGCAGCTTTGTTCATAGCTTTTTTAGCTTTAGGAGAAATATTTTTAGGTGTAGGTTTAGGTGTAGGTTTAGGTGTAGGTTTAGGTGTAGGTTTAGGTGTAGGTTTAGGTGTAGGTTTAGGTGTAGCTGTGGGTGTAGGTGTAGAAGCTTTTATTGATGCTAGTGATTTCATTGATTTTGTTGATTGTCTTTGAAAAGTTCTATATGCAGCATCTGCAGCAGCTTGTTTTTGTCTTGCAGCGCCTAATTCTCTTTTTATTTTATCCCGTTCGTACGCCGACGTTACTCCTCCGGCCAATCTTTGTGCTAAACGAGCAACTAGGCTGCCTGCTTTTTTAACTGTGTTAATTATAGCAGCTTCTTTTTCTTGTGCCGTACTCATGTTATTTTTTCCCCGACTTTGATTTGCTACGATTAGTCATTATATTTTTAGCTAAACCACCAGCAAAGTAGTTATGCACTTTCATGCCACCATTTTTCATAGCTGTGTAAGCTTGTGTCTTTTTTGCTACATTCTTAGGCTGCTTAGAAACTTGCTTGCCTTCTTTAGTTGTCTTACGTTTAGCTGCCGTAGTAGAAGCATACTCTTGATCAGACAAAGCTGCTATAGCTTTTTTAGGAAGGTAGCGTTCTCCTGTAGCTTTTGGCCCTTGAGTAGAAGGCTTACCAGACTTAGTGCCCCAATCAGCACTTGTCCAAGTGTTAAGCGACTGTTGAGATTTACTTAAAGCCATTTACTTTTTACCACGAGAAATAAAAGCAGCAGCACCAAAGTAAGCAGACACAACACCAGCCATACCCAAGTAGAATAAGCTGAACAAATCCGCTAAAGCGTTAATCCTGCTGTCAGGAAAGATAGGAAGAAACACAAGTGTAGTAAACACTATCATAGATAGCATAGCTATCCATGCCATACGACGCTGGGCATCTTGCCTTTCATGTTTATCTAACGCTTCAACCGCAGCTAGTTCAGTGTCATCCACTATACCATCATTGTTGAGATCAAGAGCGTCAAACTTACTTTCTTTTTGTAGCTTTTTTTGTTCCGGCACTAGTCTTTCCCGGCTTTTTCTTAGCCACTTTTTTTGGTAAATCTTTCAAATGGAAGAGCGGCACACTTTTACTGCTATGCACTTTACCGGTATGAGCAGAACCATCAGGCATTTTATGCATTGGCCCTTTGTGTTCTTTTCCATTTTTTAAAAAGTGTGGTACGCCCTTTGCCATATTGAAGTCTTCCTATTACAACGTCTGGAATACAGCGATCCACTTAACCGTGGTTGCTGCCGTAGCTAAATCTGCTCCGATAGGCTCTAGTGTAACAAAGATGTTTCGTGCTGCTCCACTGTACAAAGCACCGGCAATAACGAGAGCTTCTGTAGTAGCTGGGCCACCTTTAGGTCCAACGCCGGTTGTAGCAAATTGGTTAGCTGCTGTACCGTGCGAATCTTTAATAACAAAAAGAGGTACGTTAGCTGTCCAAGTTACAGCAGCACCGCCATCATCTAGCAATGCAGTCTTTGCCATAAGTTGTACACCCTCGGAAGCTGTACCAATATAGACATCAAGATCATTACCACTAGACCCACCAGTAACAAGGTTTCCTGCAGGAATACCAATCAAGTCTTTAAGAATAGTCCCCGCAGGTTGAGCAATAGTAACAACGCTTACAGTGTCATCTGTAACAGCAATAGTAGCCGTAGTAGCTGTAACACCAATTAGTGCAAAACTATCTGCTGCTCCAATAACTACTCCACCCGTAAGTGCGCTTGATCCGGCAGTAACTGTGAGGCCACCCGAAACGACCTCCATTCCATCTTCAATAAAAACATCTTCAGGGACACGAGAAACGCCCTGTGTAATTCGTGTAGAAGCCATTATAAAATCTCCTTTAATATAGCTTTAGCAAATTGGTAGTTTATCGTGTTACCAATCCACGTATCCTCATTAATTAACTTACAGTAGCACTCATCATAGTGGAAATGTTAGAACCTGCAGCACAAGTTACCATTCCACTTACAGTGTACTGATTAGAAGCGATATCAATTACTTCAACGTAATCTCCAATAGCTCCACCGCCAGTGGTTGAACCATTTAGAGTGATAGTGTCTGTTGTAGCAGCAGTTACAAAAGATGTAGCTGCAGTTCCATCTGCATCAGTAATCATAATTTGACCGTCAATAGTATCGGTAGCATCAGCTACTTTAATCAAGTAGTTAGAAGTGTTGATTACAGAAACAACAAATCTAAAGATACTACCAGTTCCGGTAGCTGCAGGAAGAGTAAATGTAGCTGCAGCATCACCCCCTACTTCACCCATAAGGAGTGTGCGCCCAGCGTGAACCGCCGTAGTGATTGCACCAGTAGCTACAAGAGTAACCATATCAGAAGTATGCCTATCGACATTCTGTTGTACAAGTCCAGTTAGCAAAGACATACCTACATCCCCCTTAAGAAAGCACTAGTCGCATAGTTACATTGGTACCACCAACTCGTAGGTAATTTAGATATTGTTCATCCCCTACTTGTTTAGGTACAGTAAGCGAATGCAAACCGGGACCAAGCTTAATGTCGTTACCTGTGCTATTTGCTGCAGTATCTGAAGCACCAAAGTTAACGAAAATTTCATCATTAAGATGCATCGTAACTAAGTTAAACTTTGTAACTTCAGTCTGCGCTGAAGCCGAACCTACTGTAACGGCTGTCTGAACAGACCAAAACATGTTATTACCTTGTGGTATTTGTGTCACTCTATCTCTCCTGTAATTCTAAATTAAAATATCTATCAAACTTTTCTTAGAAGGTTTAGCTTTTGTATCCGCCACCTGCTGCTTTGTATTGTTTTGCCAGCATCTGCGCTTTTCGCGCTGACCACTGACCCGGTTTACCACCTTTTCCACCCGCCTTAATTTTGTTAAATAGGCGTTTACGTAAAGTTGGCTTAGTGTAGTTTCCAGCCTCATTGACCTTACTCTTACTTTTCTTCTTTACAGGGGCTTTTGATGAGGTAGCCATACTTATCTAATCCTACAGAGTAGCACTCTATTATACGTTTTTTATTTGGGTTATGAGGGTTTACTACATAGACATACAAATCATTATAAGTAGTAAGGGGATGCGCTGGTTTTTCTTTTGGTACTCTAGTATACTGTGGTTTAGCCCTTGGTGTAGGAAATGTCTTCTTAGATGATGTATTTGAGTACCTGTTAAATTGTTCTAGTTCTAGTATTTTTATGTACTTTTGTATTGCTGCATCTTCCATTTGCTGTCCATGTGCTGGACTAGTATACAGTAACATAAAAAGTAATAAAGTTTTAAGACTTACGACTAATCCCCTTAACATGTTTTTGTGATTTAGGAGGCGACTTAGTAGAGGCTCCCTTTCCTCCCCAAAATACTTTATTTGCCCAATAAGCAGCAGACGTTGGTCCCCTTTTAATGTTGGCAGCGTGTCGCGCCTTAAAAGACTTCCGCGCTTCGGCAGAGTAATTGTGGCCCATCTTCTGATCGCCAAAGCGAATTGTCTTAAGACTGCTTCCATCACGCACAACTACCACAGCTTTTTTTGTTGGATGACTTGGCGTCATCTTAGGTTTATTAAGACCACTAACACCAATACGCTTTAGCTTGTCTTTCTCGGCATCAGTTAAAGACATTAATCTTTACTCCATCCTTCAGCTTTCATACCGTTATATACTTCTTCATAGGTATACTCTACGCCTGTGTCCTTCCGAATAGCTGCACGGACGTATACTACATCGTAATGGGGCAGTCTAACAAACGCTTCTCTGTTATGTACGCTCTTAAAAAAAGCGGAAAGAGTGTGTTCATTATACCATTTTAACGATTTAGT